ATTAACGTTTGGTAAATTGAGCACCCTTATTTTAAGCCATTCTTTACGCTATTTGTTACATACCTGTCACATACGATATGTACTTTATATGTGCTCATATCGCTTTAAGGTTTACAGTTAGGCTTCCATCTGCGCCAGCCAAGCGTCAAGAACTTTTCCTTCTGATGCGTCCGGGTCGTTTATATACGCTTTTGCCATACGCACGTAGTTGTTAGTGTCGCTTCCAAGAATTTCAGCAAAATCACTATGCAGCATATTCATAACATAGTACCAATCAGCTTTACAACGTATTCCCTGTTGGTCTGCAAATTGGCTAGTCTGTTCAAACGTCCAATGTTCGCCACACGTACCGTCAATGTTCTTCATTTTGGAAACTGCCTTTTTTGCAAGCTCTTCGTCAAAATGCGGGCCGTATGCTACACAATGCAGTTTATATGCAGTATCCCAAAATAACCGAGGGCAACGGCCGCGCACTTCTTCTAACGCTTCACAAACTATTTCTTCCATCTCTTCTATCTTTACTGGGTCAGCGCTTACCTTCTCCCAATATTTCTTTAGTTTATGCATAACGTCGCCCCCTTACGCCATTTTTACAACGCTCAAAGATACATTGCTGATAGTGCCTGCTGCCGTAGCCTGCACCTGCAACGCTGCATTATTATCAATCACACAGCAACTAGGCAATACTCTAAGCAGTGTAGCAAAGGAGATATTATAAGTATCACCTGTAGCACCGGTTACTGTTGCTTCTGCTCCCGGTACTGCTACACCATTACGAAGAAGATTTAAACCTATATCGCCTGCCGCAGTCGGGGTAATATCAGCGTTCAAAGTCACAAGGTAAAGTCCCTGGATAAGGTTAACGCTTGTACTTCCTGCCGTATGCTTAATAGATACACCAGTCAAAAGATTGTTAGTAGGGAAACCGACAAAGCCGTTCGCTGTTACAGTCTGCGCCGCCGTTGCTACCGTTGTTAATGCGGATTTCTGATTGCAAATCATTTGTTTTCACCTCTTTATTAAAGCAATAGGGACGGCTTGCACCGTCCCTTGCAGTGCAGTTAATGCACATAACTTATTATTTTAGCCTGCGTTATAAGCACAGCCACAAGCACCGGCTACGTTAGCAGCAATGCTTTGATACGGGCTATTCGTAATATAAGCCGGTTGCGGATAAGGTCTTAATGTACCGATAAGATTTGCACTCTGCGCCTGTTGAGATAATTGGAAGTTTGCAGTCTGCAAGTCGCGGTCACGGTCTGCCAGCTTGTCGCGCAAGTCTTGGATTTGGTTGGCAATCAGAACTGCTCTGGTCTTTTCACCGTCCTCTTTTACTGCGGTGACAATATCGCAGGTATTACGCGCGTTCTCATAGCGCACTGCGTCAATATTTCTGTTAGTTTCGCAGCAGCATTGCTGTTGAGCAAAACGATTTTCGGAAAGCTGACTGCCTAACTGATAGCCGGTCTGCATAATGTCACGTTGTACACCATTAAAACCATTCAGCATAGTGCTGTTCTGAGCGTAGAAGCCGTCACACAAACCATTTTGAACGCCACGAATACCTTCTTTAATATCCTGCATAGAAAATTGGTCTGCGATTTGGTCACGTGTCATACTGCCATTAGCAAAGATTTCTGCGCCCATATTGCCGCGGTTATTCCAATTACCGCCCCAGCCGCCCATAAGAGCGAAAAGAACGATAATCCACATAAACCACATACCGCCGCCCCAGCAGTCGCCGTAGTTGTTGTTTCTGTTCATGTCCATTACCGGAACAATGTTTGCACCTTCCATGATAAAATTTCACCTCCAGGAATTATATGTAAAGCTCATTGCGCGCATTAGAGCTTTAAACCGAATTGACTTAAAAACTGAGTAAACTGTTCGTCACTCATGCCGCGTTGCCTTGCAAGGTTACGTACAGTTTCTTTTAACTGCACTTCGTTCTTGCCTTGCCCCATTTGCATCGCGCGGCTCATCATAGGATTCTGCTGTGCTAATTGTGTAAGCATCATCATAGGATTACCGCTGTTCTGTAACATTGCCATTATCTGCATCGGGTTCATGGTTCATCCCTCCAATCTGCTTTTCCAATCTGTCCACACGTTCTACTAATCTATCTACAATGTTTTGTTCAGCATACGCAGGCTGCTTCTGCGAATTGTTGATTTGGTATACTCTGAAAATCGGCAAGCCGTCCAAGCCTATAAGCTTTTCATAAATCTTGCCTTCGGCAGGGCAAGGGAAGAAAGTGCTCGTTCCGTCCAAGTCAATTTGAGCTGCCTTTGCTTCATCCATGCTGGTAACAATTCTGCCTTTCAATGCCATAGGCATAGGCTGCTGCATAGTTGGCTGGTACATCTGCTGCTGTTGTTGCTGCAAATAATTCAGCCGTTGCTGCATCTGCGGTGTTGCGCCCATATAAGGGTTATATTGTCCGTACATACTTATCACCTCACTTATAGTTTAGCTGTTTTTTAGCAAACCAATCCCTACAAATTCCCCATAAAAAAAGAACCGCCATAAAAGGCGGCTCGTTGCATTTAAAGGAATGATAATACATTTGTTATTTGTTTATACGCAGTATTCAATTCCTTATCCACTGTTTTGACAGATACATTCAATTGCATAGCTATCTGATAGTTAGTCAAGCCTTTTACAAATTTCAGCTCGCAAATTTCTACCTGCCGTGGTGTTATCTTTGCTTCTTCCAATACCGCGCTGAAAGAACGCCGCGTTGATGTTTGTAGCCAGTCACGCGTGTTCTTCAGCAGTGTGTCCATTTTATTGTCACCTACCTAAATAAATAAAAGCTATAGCTGTTGCCGCCCATCCAAACAAAGCGGCACAGATTATCTTTCTTTGGAAAGCAATAGTTTCTACATAACCTTTTAATAACATTGTAATAATGCCTGCTGGTATTTGTTCCTTTTCATCCATCGTAACACCATCCAATAATTTTATTTTGCAGCTGCGCAAAGCAAGAAGAATAACGCAGTACCTGCATAAATATTCCGCTGATACTTAATTCTGTTCGTTCTCTTCCGGTCGTATTCCATTTGCTCTATCAACGTCTCGTATAATTCCTCGCTGCGCTTCAACGATTCCTTTGCATTCACTAATGAGCGCTTGGAGTTCGTCAGCGCTTCTTGCGTTAGAGTGAGCTGCTTCTTCGCTTCGCTTAATTGCGTCAACAGAACTGCTGACGTGTTCTTCTGCTGTTTCAATTTCTCGTCTGCCAGATTCAATTTCGCTTCCAGCAGATTCGTTTGATTTTTGAATTGATTCCATTGTTCGATTGACATTGTTATCTGCTTGGGTGCCGCTTCCGCCGTGCCAACGCCAGTACACGTCATTACAGATAAGCAGAAGGCCAGCAACAATAAGACTAATCTTAACGGCTCTATCAATCTTGCGTCTTGTTTCATCTTTCATTATTACCTCATGTAAATATCTATATTTGTAAAATATAATAAATCGTGTCAGAAGCACAAACTTCGCCTACAAGCGGCTTTAGCTCGCCGCAGGATAAATCATAAGCGGTGCTAATTTCAAAGCACTCATAGGCGAAGTATTTTTGTGCAATTTGCGCCTTCTTGTAGTTAGATATTCAGATTAGAGAGCAAAGTAATGATGCAACGCACCGAGAGTAAAGCCTAAAACAAGGCCTACTAAAAATTTCTTGTCAGCAACAAAAGCTTTTAATTCTTCCATGATTTCACCTCCTTATCTTCCATTACCAGCAAAGCCATACGCAGGTACGCCATACGGTGTTGTTAAGTCAATGCCAGCAACATACTGATACGTAGCTTCCGCTCTATTGGCGTAACCTGCTCTATACATCTCACCAACATCGGCAGCAATCCAATAGTAATTCTTAAACAGCTTGTAAAGTGCCTCCAGACTACGCAGGTTGACGCGCTCAAAACGATTCTCCAGGAAACGCTTTACAACATAAGTGCTAGTCGGACACCACATGCCAGCATAAATAAGGCAGCGTGTATCATCCAACGTCGGCACCTGTTGAAGCACCTCGACATATTGCAGGCAGTCACGTGACAACTGTTCTAACTGCGCCTGCTGTCCTGCGTCGCTTCTTAACAACTCTTTAAGCATCGGCAGTTCGCCGCTTGCCTTAATATCAATATAGGTTCTGCCAATAAATTCTTCACCGCCGGGAATAGCTCTCAAAAGCTCATCGGCTCTGTTGCCCTCCCATTGCGACACACCGATTGAAGGATAATTATAAGCCGTAGACTTTGCTACGCTGTCATAACCGCCTTCAATGCCTGTTGCGATAATGCCTTTTGCGATTTCTCTCGCAAGGTTTTTGTTCCAATCACTCATCGTTCCGCTCCTCACTTTTCACTTTAAACATTCTTGTTTCAATAGCCTTGTTGCCTAACTGTACAAGCAGCAGCGTAACCATACCAAGTGTACAACTCTCGTAGCCGCTCCAGGTTTTGGCAAAAAAAGCAAGCCATAATGTAACTAATACCCAAACGGCAAAGCCTATAACAGCGCAGATTCTGCCTACGCTGTAAGCGTTATCGTTCTTTTTCAACATGTTAATCAATTTACGCATGACACTTACACTCCTTGCATTTTTCATCATGTCCTTTTAAATCATAGTTAGGCAGTTCATTTAATTGCTCCATTAAACTATCAATGACGCCATTATCTCCAAGCGCCTCGTAACTCCGGTAGCAGGCGTCGATGCTTTCTTTTGCGTAGATTGGTATCCAGCCTTTATCCTGGACATAGTGATTATAAGCCTGGATGATTCTATCGCGGAGCAACGCTTGCAAGCCTGCCTTTAGTGCGTCATTTTCTTTTTTCTTTGTATGATATAACGCAAAGATATAAGAGATAACAGCACCAGCAATAATATTTATTACAGTTTGTACAGTTGATTCAATCATAAAACACCTCATTCCTATTTATTTTGTTGCTGATATTTAAACTTCTAATACAACATTTTCAACTTCTGCTTTAGTTATAGCAGTTTCTACTTTCTCCTTAGCTTTTCTATAAGCTGTGTGGAGCTTGTCGCTTCTCAACGCCACCTGTGCAATAATGCCACGCAGGTCAGATGCAGTTACTTTTACATCTTTATTATCTGCGGTAGTCCATATGAGGGTGACGGAAGCACCTAAGACTTCAAGGGCAACAATAGCTGCACTAATTCTATCCCTAGCTTTGTCATCATAATCAAAAGAGTAACCTTGGTATATGATAGGCTCAACCTCAGCTTTATCACGCTGATATTTAAGCTCCGTAATCTTGCGTTGCTTAATCACTTCCAAAGGTTCTTCCTCATGCGTAACAGTAACATCTAATTCTGCCAAGGCTTCCTCAGAGATAGAGAGAGGTATAAAGATACCTTCCTGCCCTAAGGCTTCTGACAAAGGGTAGATGTGAGTATATGTTTTGTCTTTGTACGTATATTTTGTTTGCATTTTGTTCCTCCTTTGCTTAATAATCTTCAACTGTGGGTGTCATCGCATTTATTGCTTTACCCCACGAGAAAGTAACGCCAGATGTATACAGACAGTTAAAATGCAATGTATAGGTTTTATTTGGTGTTACACCTACAATGGAATCAATATTTTCATGGTCTACGTTGACACCACCATCATCAGCATCTGAGTAGCCTTCACCCCATTTATTATTGCTTGTTGTATTTTTAATAACAGCATAATAGGTAGCTGATGGCTCATTCTCAGCAAAATCAACCTCTGCAAACACTTTGATTCTTTTAATACCTAGCGGAACAGTAAAAGTTATTGTTTTATCATTTACTTCATCATAATTCCAATGCTTGTTACCATCCTTAATATTTACTTCACCAAAGAACAACCTTCTCATTATGCACCACTTCCTAACTTATGAGCCTGTACAATGCTTACAATACCATTAGGGTTCTTTATCATCCAGACAGTCAGAAGCGTACCAGAGCCGGAAATAGCAATATCGCTTGCGCTACCTATATATGTCATAGTACCTGCACCACTGATAGTCAGAGCATGGTCAGCATCAGCAGTAAAGTATGCAGAGAATACAATGGATTCATACGTACCAAGCAACATAGCAAAATTAGAGAGATTAAGAGTAAAATCACCATTTGTTGTATACCACATTGTATCAGTTACCGGTGTATCAGTAGTGCCTTCTACATAATAGCCGGTATGGCAGGCACGGAAGGTCTTTGTGTTATAAAACTCCTGCACTGCCGTCCATGTATTTTCAGAGGATGTACTTACACCACCAGTAGCCGTAATAGTTACATTGCCACTCGCATCGGGTGCTGTGCCATTGACAGATTTAACCACACCACTAATATCAGTTTTCTTAGCGTAAGTGGATGTGATTACATTGCCATCACCATCATGGGTTGCTGCCCTAGCCGTGCCACTATAATTCACAGCGTTGATTGAACCAACAAATTGTGTACCTTCACGCCACCTTATATTAGTAGCTCCACCCGATAAAGCAAAACCAGAGAGAACATCTGCGATATTCATTTTGTCAGCTAAGGCACTGTATATAACCTTGTTCTGTACAGGGTTAGTCGAAGTGCTGGACAATGAGCTATCCACAGTAATATTAGTAATATCTGTTTTCTTAGCATAGGTATCAACAATGACATTACCTGCACCATCATGAAGTGCTGCTGCTGCTGTTTCAGTTTTACCTAATTTACCATCTAAGGCTTCTTTGATAACCTTGTTCTGCACAGGGTTCAGACTGGAATCACTTAATTCAGCATCCACATCAATAGAAGTACCACCACCAGAACCCGGATTACCTCTTGGAATCGTAAAGTTCAAGATAGCGTTAGTAGAAGTACCACTATTGGTAACACTTGCATTAGTACCGGGTTCACCTGTATACACACTACCAATACGGATAGTAGCAGCATTACCAGCAATACCTTGTAAGCCTTGCTCACCTGTATCGCCTTTATCGCCTTTTACACCTTGTATACCTTGTGCGCCAGGGTCACCTTTGTCACCTTTTGCGCCCTTAATGTTTACACTAGCAGGATTATCCAAGCCAGCCTTATTTGTCCAACTCAACACACCAGAAGAAGATACACTAGGGGTGAATACATTGACATTCTCACTATATCGTTTAGCATTGTCCATGTAGGTTTTTGCATTGTCCTTGTAAGTTCGTGCTTCGTTTGCACTACTTCTTGAAGCGTTTGCAAAGTTACTAGCAGTAGTAGCAGCAGACTGTGCCGCTTCCTTGCTGGCTTCTGCGTTGTTTTCGCTAATTTTGGCATTGGCTTCGCTTGCCTTTGCGTTGGTTGCAGATGCCGTAGCGTCAGCCTTGGCGGTTAATGCCTCCTGCTTATAACCACTCGTCAGCTCCGCATTTTCAGCAGCGCTTGCAGCAGATAAGCTCGCGTACTGTGCGCTGTTACCTGCTACGCCTGCTGATTCGAATGCACTATCTTCACTCTTTGCCGCTGCAGCTGCACTTGCAGATGCAATCTGCGCTTGTGCTTGAGTCTGCGCATAAGTGCCTTGCACCAATGGCAAAACCTTTGCCGGGTCTTCCGACAATTCAAGAGTTTTTCCGTCGTCGCTAATTCTAAAGCTCTTGCCGTTCTCCCACGGGATTACAGTATCAATATCAGAACTTTTGCTTACACCGATTTTCAAACTTCTGTCGGTAGTATCGGTAAGCTGTTGCGCAATCATCGTCAATTTGTCACCGATTGCCTCAACCTGGTTAAAAGGATATTGGTCTGGCAAATCCGTTTCCTGCGTTACCGGCACTTCCCTATAAATCGTCAGTTTCCAACCTGTCGGCAACGCCGGCGGCCGTTCACTCTCCGGCACTTCTGCGCCGACTGCGTAACCTGGATAACGCACAACGCTTTTTTCAACGTCAACATAATAATCTTTAGTCAGCAGTTTTTCTTTGCCGTCTGCGTCTGTCAGCAAAACTTTAATGTCCGTTCGGTTTAAAATTTTAAACTGATACGCAAACTCTGTTGCATTTCCGTTGCCGCTATATGTGATTCTGTTCTCAACATGAGCAAGCATAATAGTTCCCCTCCTTTTATTATTTTTGCCAAAAGAAAAGTGTAGATATATTTTTATATCTACACTTAATAAATTCACTTTAACTAATTATACATTCATTTTCAAAGGTTCGTATCTATGCTACTTTGTGAAATTTTTGTCAATCTTTTTTACGTTCGCTTTTTGGTCTGCGCTTGTAAATATCTTGCAGTTCAAAATCCATATCACCAGCAGCAATATCTATGCTGTTGAATATGATATTGAAGATGCCGGCAGGAACGCCAAGAAATGCACCGCCGACATATGCAGACTGCTCTATCAGTTCGCCAGTTCCTTCTTCGCCTCTGGCAACCTTGCCCAAACGGCGATAGACTGTCATGCCTTTATCAATCAGTCCTTGTGCCGCAGTCAGCCTGTAACCGTAGTTTTTCATGCCTAGCAAGCATTGTATGCCGATATTTGCAAATTGGCCGTAAGGTCCACCCATAGACAACGGGTAGTTGATAAGTTCTTTTGACAATTTACGATAGCCGTCCTTATCTTTCTCAAAAGGAGCAGTCAAAGAAAGCTCTGCCATAGCCACGTTCAGCAAGCACACGCCGAGGAATTTGGCACCAGCAAAAGCAATCAGCCGTTCAGCCATTTCTTTTTTCTCACCGCTATTCCATAACCTTTTAACAATATGTGCTTCTCTGTCCCATTGGTTAAATTGTGTATTGAAAAATCCCTGGAACATCGTAAACAATCTGAATAAGCCGCTATTTCGTTGCATACTTGATACATCATGAATACGACTACTGCCTAACGTGCGGCGAATAACAGTGTTCGCAAAGTCTAGTGCTTCCTGCTCTGTTTTGCCTTCGTTGATTTTCTTCATGTATGCTTCTGCAAATACCGGCTTTGCAGTCATCATATCAGTGTAGCCTAAAAGCATTGCACCATATTTCAGCGTCCTTTTTTCAATCGGGTTAAGGTCAGAACGGTTCTGAATATCCCTTAACGTAATGTCTGGCACTCGCGAACGCTCACGCATAAATGCGCTTTTGGCACAAATAGCGTCTACTTCTGCTCTGCCTTCACCTGTAAAACTGCGAAGTAAGGCTCTGAAAGCATCAGCATGAGTAAAGCCTTTTGTACTATTGCCGTAAAGAAATATGTTAGTAGTGTTCTGCATTATCGTTTTAAAATTAAACATAATAGCCGCATTTGTTGCAACATTACGCAAAGCGTCAGCAATCTTCGTAAACGTCGTTTCAGCCATGTATGCTGTCCTGCTACCATATGGGTTAGCGCAAGCCTGCAAAAACTCTCTCAAAAGTCTTACGTTTGTATCGCCTAAACGCTCAACCATGTTGCGGTAAATATCCTCATCGTTCAGTATCTTTCTGAAATCAAGCATTGTTTCGCGATAACAAATATCATGAATGTATTTTTTTACCGCCGTAACCTCACTGCCACGCGATAAGTCTACGGGATATTTGCCGCCGGTACGTGCTTTACTTGCGCTAGTATCCGTAGTCAAAGTCCGTTGCGGCGGTCTGCTGCCTTCTTCGGTACTGTCGATTCTGTCAAATTTTCCGGGCATACTGCCGGTGCGTGTATCACGTTCCAACGGGAAGTAACCACCTTCAAATACCACGCTTTCACCGCTTGCAAGCTTCAGCACCAGCGGTGACGCTTCAATCTTCGGCGGCTCAAAGCCTTTTGTTCTGCGGTTGACTTCTGCCAGCATAGGCCAGAATTTACTTGCTGCATTGATACGCGCCTGGGCATAAGCAATATCTGCTTTAGTCAGATGCTTGCACAAAAACTCTATAAGGTTTTGTTTGGTTTGCAGCATTGCTTCTTCTTTGCCTATAAGCTCCGATTCTTCCACCCATATATCAGAATTCTTTACGCCTACCGGTTTTTGCGAACACAGCCTTGCGGCGTTACTATCACTGCCAAGGTTGCACAGCATAGCAATCAAAGCATGCTTATCTGCGCTACCGCCAAGCTCTTCGTAGTAAATCCTTGTATCATGCGCAATGCCTGCTTTCTTGTCCGGCTCCCATTTCTGTAAAGCATCTATAAGCTCGTTCTGGTAACTTTCAAGCATCGTGCTTTCCATATCTGCACAATGGTTGATTTTGTTGTAAAACTCCCTAGTAAAATAACCTTCTTCCGTCCAATTATCCATCATCAAGAAAAAGTTATCAGCGTTACGCAGTGTAGCTATGATATTTTTAGGCCAGTCAATAATTCGCTTACGCAGGCTCTTTTTACTGTCGCTGCCAATCTCCGCCTCGTACTCTACCGGCAATTCTTGCAGGTGCGCTATCGTATCAGCCTTAACCTGTTCAAAAGCTTCACCGGCGGCAATCTTATTCATCTTCGTATCTTGCTTTGCAATAGCACGAATGTTTTTCAGTGCGTCGATAACGTCCATGTAGTTTGCAAGGCTAAGCTGCGGCGCATTGGTCAAATCGTTATTCGGGTTCAAAACAAACTCCGGCATAGAAATAATTTCGTCGCCGTACTTTGCCTGCATCTCTGCAATGTACTCGCTAAGCGACTGCACCTCTCTACCGTTGGTGTTAAAGTCCTTGCGATGGTAGCCCATACGCTCCAGCAAAGCGCACATCTGGAAGAAGTGCTGCTCTGTTCCCCATACTTCTTTCTTGCTGTGCATCTGCTTTTTGACGTACTTTCTTGCGCTTTCAATCTGGTGTTTGGCCTTGACTGCTTCACGATACAAAGCATGGTTAATCATCTGCTGCTGCTTATACATAGCCGCTTCTTCCAAAAGGCCGGCTTTAGCAGCCTTATTTGCATTAGCCGCCGCTCTGCGTTCCGCCATAGCAAATCTTCTCGGCTTCATAACCTCGCCTGCGGGCAAAGTCTGAATATAGCGTTTAGCAAAATTATCTGCGTTCTGCTTACGCACTTTAGCAATATTCTCACGCTCTTTTTGCTTAATATCCTTGTCGCTTATTTCATTAAGTGCTTCATCAATAAGCTGTTGTTCAAGTGCAACCACTTCGCCGCTTTCGTCATTGTAGAGTGCTTCCCTTGCCGCTTCTCTTGCCTGCTCACGCTCCTGCATGAAGTCGGGGAATCTGCGGTTTACGGCCTTGTCAATCTCTTGACGTACCATAGCTCTTTCGCTAGGTGAAGTCAAAATATCCTGTGCCATAGCATCGCCGCTGTCATAGCCTAAGCTGTCGGCCACCCAGTCAAACAGTTCTCTCTGCTCGTTAGACAAGGCACGCTTTTTGCTCATCTCCACAAGGTCGACTTTATCCGGATTAGTTTCAAGCTCATGCTTCAAGGCTTTAAGCTCGTTAAGCTCCGTAAGTTGTTCACCCTCTACCAACGTTTCGGCAATCTCTTTCAAGCCTTCTTCGCTTTTGAGCTTTGCTCTGTCACCGCCGTTGCGAATGTAGTTTCTCGCCCAGTTATCCTGCACGTCGCTACCCTCATTCTCATTGACGGTATAACCTTCGACAATCTCTCTTGCCATTTCATAGCCGCTGGCATAGCCGTTTTCCTCTGCTATCTGGTCAAAGAGTTCTTTTTGCTCCTGCGATAATTGGTTGCGCTTACTTTCTTTTACCAAGTCGACACCTTCGGGGTCTGTTTCAAGTCTATGTTTCAAGGCTTGCAGTCTGTCCAGCTCATCTACAATATGCTTAAAGTCTGCCTTAATTTCAGCGTCGCCATAATCTAAACCGGTGCTACGCAAATCGTAGTAATCCGCTATATCTTCGCCTCTTGCAATCTTTTCAGCAATTCTTCTGCGTCCTTTTTTACTGGTCAAGTCGCTTACGCTGCCGCCGTAGTCATGAACGTATCTTGATACCCAGTTGACATTACGAATACTGTCACCTGCTTCATGGAATACAAGGCCTTCAATATCCGCTTGCTCTAAAGCTCGCTTAGTCCAATGACGTTTTCCGTCCTTGCCTATCTCACCAAAATCAACCAAGACTGCGCTTTGGTCCGGTATGCCTGCAAAGTCATTTGCATACTTGCCTTCTGTTCTGTTTGTTGCGGCGAAGTAGCCCCACTTGCCATTGATAAAAAACGCACGCTCACTCTTGACTGTATCTTGATATTCCGCAAGCTCACTTTCTATTCTGTTAGCAATCGGATTTAAAATATCGTCAATAGCTCCGTTTGTATCTTTTAATAATTCGTTATAGTTTATACGTTCATTGCTATAAATATATTTTCTTGCAAGCCTACGCGGATTAGCTTCTATTGTTTCCCATTCGTTGATTTTCTGCTTGAAGTTAGCATGAGCCATGCCGTGCTCATCAACAACAAATGTAGGATTGGTTACAGTTTTTTGTCGTGACTTGCTAAACATAGCAATCAGCATATCTTCGGCATTTGCAACACGCTCTTTAGAAAGTGTGCCGTATGTGTCGACTTCTGCTTGAAGATACTCAACTATCGGATTGAGTATATCGTCAATGCTGGCGTTAGTATCGTTCAGCATATCATTATAGTTTGGCAGTACGCTTCCTAAAACGTGCCTGTACTTTCTTGCTATAATTGCAGGATTGGCAAGCTTTGTTTTGCGCCATGGAGTATCCGAATTATTAGCATGAGCCATGCCGTGCTCATCGTCTATAAAGTGCGAATCAACAACCTTAACTTCCTTACCAAACTCATAACCTACCTGGTGTCTTGCACGATTGACAAGCTCCAATGATACTGCTTCTTCAATCTGCGGCCGTATTTCTTCGATGAAAGCAGCCTTTTCAGCTCTGCGCTTTGCGCTGAAATCAGCCATTGCTCGTCTTGTCAGAATATCCACGGCCTTGTCTTTAGCCTTCAAGATTTTATCCTGCAAGGCTTTTTTATTTTGGTCTGATAACTTGGATGTTATATTCTCTGGCAAGCCGCCGAACATGCCCTCCATGCGTGCCATAACTTCAATTTCTTCACGGCACGCCAACATTCTGTCAAATACTTGCCGTACTTCCGGCGTTAATTCTGCCGCATTTTCGCTTCTTGCTATCTTGCTATAAATAGCTGATAACCAATTAGCGAATCTCTGGAACACTCCGCGCAAGCCAACACTAGGCGCTTTGCCTTCCATGATGTAGGTTTCAAATGCTTCTGCCAGCTTTTCATGCCCGGCTCTCTTTGCTTCAACGTCACCGCTTGCCCATGTTTCAGCATCAATGCCTGCATACTCCATGAGTTTTTTTGCATCAGCATTTAGTCTTGTGTTGCTGGGGTCTGCCAATGCTTCGTTAATCATGGTTTCCACAAAGTAGTGTCCTGTTTCGTGGATAACTGTACTTGCATCTGCGCCCTTAAAAAGCGTGATAACATAAGTACCATCATCCATTGGGGAAATCATGCCTTTATCTTTCAGTGTACCATTGACAATTTTTTGTTGCTTGTAATTATCTGCTTTTTGTGATACACTATTAGCAAAAGAGGACGTTTTGTTTGAGATACTGGGCTGAGCCTTGAATTGCTCGGAACCCGAGGGCTTGAACGCGTCCTCTATTTTTTTATACTCACTTTCGTTAAAAACATTATGATTATAATATGATAATGATTTATCATTATGTTCTCTTACTGTAACAACTACATAACGTTTTTCACCATTAACATTCAGTGCAGAATGAATATAATAAAAATTCTCGTCTGAATGTTTTTCTTTTTGCGGCGCAGATTCTGTAACGAAATTACCATTCTCCATAATTTCACGTAAATAGCGCAATGCAAAAAGTTTTTCTTTTTTAGCGGAAGTGTGTTCCATTTTCTTTCTGCCACTTGTGCCAAATTTAATATTATTTTCTTGATACCCTTTATCTATTCTAATATCACCCAATACACCATTATGAACGCTCGTGCCTTGCAAGTTGTCCCTATACCATGCAAAAGCCTTTTTCTGCAAGCTCTTCAAATCTGAATAGTGTCCCATCTCATTTCCGGTAATATTAGTAGTATAGAATTGCTCTTTTTTAAGCACTCCTCCCTTGCTAAACCAGCCATTCTTTTGTTTAGCTTTGCCGCCATCTTCAAAGCGCAGCTTATTCTTTTGCAGCCACGCAGCAGGATTTTCGGGGTCTGCAATAAGCGCGCGGCTCTCCAATACTAAACGCAAATTACCGGCATGAGATTTATTCATACCGGCTTTAGTAGCGCTGCCTACAATAGCGTCAAGTTCTGCATCAAGCTCCGTACTTGCTTGCCTGGTTAAGTTGTAGCCTTCTCGCAGTTCTTTGCGCGTCTTTGCACCACCGTCCGACAATTCGCCGTTACTGTCAAAATACATATTGTCTTTCGTAGCTTCAAACAATGCATTGTCCTTAGCCATTGCCGCCGTAAACTTGCCGCGGCTAATATCAATATCCTGCCCCAGCTCCGCCGCAGTTGCCACTTCTTCCGCTGTCACACCTAACTCGTCAAAAAGTTTATTGTTATTGCTAGTCTGCTTGTAGCCTTCCAAGTCCTGTGCAGATACTGTTACTGTATCGTCCTCAAAGTTAGGATTATTCGCTTCAATTTCAGCCGCCGCACGTTCCGGGTTAATGCCTGTTTCTTTGATTCGTTCAGCATCCGCTACTAACTTCGCCTTACGTTCTTCGTTAGCTTTTAATGCGACGTGCTCAACAACGCTGTCAACTGCAACGCTTACGCCGCTAACACTACCGCCAAGAATAGCACCAATAAGGCCGCTATATCCTGCTTCCTTCAAGTTCTGCTGCCAGTTCTCGCCCCACTTCTCTGCAAGTTTGGCAGTGCTTGCGCCGGGGTTCTTTGCCCATAAGTCCGTAGCTTGCTCCGGGAATTCCTGCAATGCTTCGGTAACACCTTCTTCAAGGCCACGTTTGGTAACTTCCCATATCTTAGTTTTCAGTCCGCTACCGGCAGGCATCTTTTTAAGCAGTCTGCCAAGCGGCAGTTCTTCTAATACTGCCTGCGGGATTGCATTCATCAAGCCAGCCTCCGCTGCTCTGGTTGCGCTTACGCCCTCTTTGCGCAGTCGCAGGTATTGTTCGCCGCTGATGTTTGCACCATTGTAAAGCATACTGATAGCGTGTACAGTTTTTGCACCTGCACCGGCAGCACCTACACCTTTAGTCAGTGCAAGCTGTACTAAAAGCTGAATGCCGTTTTCAGCCAAATCATAACCAAGTTGCCCAGCCGCCGTATCAGCCTTAACTTCTTCGCGCTTCAAAATCTCATCGGTGACATAGCCTAAAGCCTTGCTGATGTTCTCTGATTGGTCATACTCTTTAACAACATTCTTGTCACCCTTATGAGCTTCAATATTAGCGTCAACGGTCGCTTTAGCCGCACCGAATAAGCCACGCACCGAACCTTTAAGGCCGTTCATTACGGCAGTGCCTATGCCTGGTTTATCATCGTTGATAATGCTGCTAGTATCAATCGTCGGTGAGCTATTGCTCTGTACTGCCTGCGAAAACTTATTGTACTCATCGTCGCTCATTTTTTGCAGGTCATAATAGCCTAGAGTTTCAGCAGGTGACAAGCCGCTGTCAATATCAGCAATAAAGCCATAATTAGCATATTCCTTTTTTGCTTTTAATCTGCGGTCGAATTCGTCTAAAGGTTCATTAGCCATTTAGTAATCTCCTTTCAGTAACTTTGCAAGATATGCGCCGTTTATTTTGCCCGATGTGCCATCCAGCCATTTAACATCGTACCAATCATCACCGGTTTTGTTTACGCTTGCGATACCACGTGCAATCAAATCTGCGTCACTTGCTTTTATATCTTCTGTACTGTCAAACCAGAATGAATGTTTTTCGGTAACATAGCTGCCGTAAACCTTAGTAGTTACGCAGTTTTGCAAGGCTTCCAACAACTCCGTTTCACCCGGATTCATGCCGTGATTTTTTACGCGATAAGCGCGTACCCATTGCCGCCCGTAGTTTTGGATTTTCTTCTTGTACAGTGCATCAGCATTTTTACCTGCGACTTGTTGCACAAGGCCTTCCATATCAAAAGCAAATTCGCCTGTACCGCTATACCAATCTTTGTATATTTTTTCTAACTTCCCACGCTGCGCAGATGATGCACCTTTGTTAGCAGCGTATGCCAAGAATTGGTCAATGCTTGCAAACTTGCCTTCTTGCAGCATATCTTCCAGTACGCCTATTGCATCATCATCAAGTTTTCCATTACTGCTTCCACCGCTACCGCCGCTTCCGCTTCTGCCTTGTGGTCCGTATATTGCCGTCACCGCATTACGATACGTTACGTACTTATCTGGGTCACTGCCTGCCTGGTTAGTAGCCCACGCCATAGCTTCACTGTAGCTTGTGCCGTTATTAAACATAGCAAATAGATTACTCTTTATTCCTTCAAAAAGCTTGTTTTTCTTATAAGTTTCTATTCTGTCATGGTCTGCCTTGATAGTGCGGTACTGCTTCATAATGCGGTCTTGCTCATCCTGGCTCATGTTGTGGGTGCTATGCCCTGTACCCATTCTTGCCAATACGCTGTCTGCATATTCGTTAATGCTGGGTTCGTCGCCGTTGCCTTGCTTGCGATTCATAGCTTCCGCGCTATATTTTAACGCGCCTTCGCCGCCGTACCATGCAATAGCCGCGCCACGTGCACCGTATTTATCATAGTATTGTTTTAACTTAAAACGTGCTACAATCTCTTGATTTTCCGGTGTCATTTCTGCACCTGCTGGCAAGCCTGCTTCTTGACTCCAGCTAGGCCAGTTATCCGGCATAATCTGATACTTGCCGCTTGCGCCTGTACGGCCATTCTTGGCGTTATAATTGCCGCCGCTTTCCTGCCCGCCTATTGCAGCAACAAGATTGTCAAATTCATTGCCACCCTCTGAAAATCCTTTCATGCCTTCAAGTTCTTTGCGCACTGCTTCTTCGTTGTCGCCATATTTAGCATACAAATCTTTAGCAGTATTTCTTTCAAAAGCGCTGCTTTCTTTATCGTATGCCACCTTCTCAAAAGCGGCGCGCTGATTAGCAGTCAGATAACTACCGTATTTATCCATGATGTTACGCATAGTGCCATAATCTTCGTTGGTGATACTTGCGCCGACGGCACTCGCTACCACCTGCCCGATGTTGGCTCTGCTCTTAGATTCGATAAACTCTGCGCCACGCTTGCCATATATAGCACTTGTCAGCAACTGTGTACGAATAATTTCATCTTGCAGCGCCTGCGGGTTGTTCCAGTTCTTCTGTACAAACTCGCAGGAGTTCTGAATATTATTGTCATAGCGCAAATCAGTGACTGCTTCTTTTTGCTTCTGCTCGTATTGGTCGACAGTCTGGAAGCCTTGCTGTGCGCTCTGATACATTAAATGGTCTAATGCAAGCTGGTTCTTTTGGCTGTGCAATTTGGTATTGCTTAATACATCCTGCCTTGCTTTATTTATCTGCTCTGTGTAGCTTGCGCCTGCACCGGCAGTGCCTTCTAACTTTGTATTCATAAGGCCGCTTTCATCGTTGTACATGATGTTATAACGGCTCTTATTAAATATATCCATAGCATTAAGAATGGACTGTTTGTCCTCATCTTCCTGCTGTGCTTCTACTGCTACCGCCCATTTGTTGGCGGCGCCGGCAATAGCGGCAAGTCCTTTGCCGCCGCTGCCATAAGCGTTAAGGTCACTCGATACCTTGACAGTCGCACCGCTGCCAGCACCTAAATTGACGCTGCCTTGATAACCTGCAATCTTCATACTGTACCTCCCTTACCAGTTCCATTTAGTAAAGCCTGTATTATCCATGAACGGGTTATTCTTCTTTGCCTGGTTGTAAAGATTGAAGCCGTTCATATTGCTAGCAGGAAGATTGAAATCACTGTTAGCATCGTACCAATCGTCACTGCTTACCGTAGTTGTTCCCTTGCTGCCGCCAATCATACCTTTAGAGTAAGCGTTCGCCGCCGCACCTACAAGCGTACTAAACATCTGCATTTTGCCGTTGGCTTTAGCGTTCTTCGCCGCCGCATTATATGCGCTTGCCTGGTTGCGATAATTAACCTCGTTTACATAAGTGCTCCACGCATCATTACGCTGATTTTGCAACAGATTCATACTGTCTTTTTTGTAAGCGTCCTCGCTGCTTGAAAGAATATCAGCAACACTGCCGCTGTCGGTTAGGCCGCTGCTGCCGGCCGCCGCCAGTGCCTGCCCTCTTGCAAGCCTCATTCTATCGTTGAGTTGGCTTTGCTTCTGCGCATACGCTTCTGCCTGCTGCTCACGTTGGCGGCTCATAATAGCCGCGTTCTGCTGTGCAGCCTGCGCCTGCGCTTTATATGCCTGCTCCTGCTGTTTGGCCTGCTGATGTTGTCCGCTTAACTGCATAACAGTTTGCAGACCCATTAAGATTCCAAGTGTACCCATTACGCTCACTCCCCTCTATATGGAATATAAAACTGATAAAACTTTTTGCCGTCCCAACCTGTTTTAGGCTCTACCAAAAATACCGCTCCCAAGTGTCTTAAATAGTTAATGCTAGTGCGGTTCTTCTCGTAGACGATATTATGCAGCAGTCCATGCTTGCGTACCCATTCATTCAGCACTCTTTTCGCTTCCTTGAAAAGCAGGCTCTTTGTGTAACCATTGTAAAGTTCGTTCGTGCCTACCATCCAGATTCCGCGCCCTGGCGCGCCCCATTCCATAGTGCCCTTGCCGAATATCGCAAGCAGTTTTCCGTCCTCACCACGGTACACCCTTGTTTCTTCGTCAAGCTTGATACTGCCAATAAGCACAAATACCGGGTCACTGCTTGCTTCCAAATCTTCCTTATCATGCGGCCGTATATCCTGCATAAGTTCTTCAATCAACGGCACAACATTTTCTTTTGACTTATTATCAAGTATTTCAACTGTCCACTTCTTAGCCACCGAAAGACACCTCCCGCACTACCGCCAGCAAGTTAAAAGGATATGGCTCATCCGTAACGATAATCACTCTGCCTTCGTTGTTAAAGCCGCCAATAGGCAAAGTCATATGCTTGTCGCCGGTAAATAATTTAATATCGCTCACTGCGTTCTGTTCGTCAAAGTTCATCAAGTCCATAGTATTTATATCCGGACCGACCATACCGCCAAGAGAATTACTTAAGCGCAGGATGCAATTACTAATCTGCTTTTTGCGTCCTTGCATAGTGCCGTCGCCCGTCCTAATTTCGACGTTTGGCAGTTCCACGATACTTCTATAGGGCAAGCCAATAAAAGCGTGTTGTACGGCTGCTGGGAGCGTCACAGTGCCGTCTTGACTTACTGTCAGTCCACTATACATTCTTCCGTCACCGATAACAGTAACTTTTTCGCCTGTCAGCTCTGCTGCATCAATCTCCGTTTCCCCACTGCTCTTTTCAGCAGTGCTATACTCAATAGCATTATCAAGCATAATATAATCATCGGGGTTATTGCTTTTTGCAGGATTCTTTGCCAGATACTCAATGTTGCGTACTGTCACGCCGTTTATCTCTCGCTTTACTACAAGATAAATAATATCTTCGTCGCCTTCCTGCACTGCCGCCACTGCTTCAATCTTGCCTTGCGTTTCTATCGTCGACCAAGCATATACTTTCTGTTCCATGATGTAGGATAAGCAAGCCATAGTCCCGTCACTTCTCACAAAATATATAGTGCTGTCGGGTTCCTGCTTATATGCACTGTCGACAATCTGTACATTCTCTATGATATGCTTTGCTAGCAATGTTAAGTCATTGCCGCCGTAGCTGTCTGTTTCATAACTATATGCCATATCCCTTACAGTGCTTCCACGTCCTTGTACAAACACGATTCTGCCGCCAATCATCAACGGCTCAACAGTGCTGCATCCGCGTGTAGTCTGCATTTTGGGAACGGCTTTAGATGGGGTTACAGTATCGCTGCCGCTTACTGTCCATTCGTTGCCAGCGGTCAAGACAATTAAATCGGTGCTTGCTATCAAATGCAAAATCTTAAACTGCTTGCGGCTTACAAACGCAAGTGCTACTGCGCTATCATCGGTAACAGCGCCACTGGCTTTCTCTACACTGAAATTGCCGTAGTCACCGGTTCTGCTCATCCATACCATGTAAGGCTGCTTCTTCGTGCCGCCAAAACATAGTCTGTCCTGGAAAAAGCAAAGTGTTTGCGGGTAGCCGAATTCTTCACTCCATGCGCCCCACAAGAAATTAGTAGTCATATCTGTTGAGCCTAGCTCTTTTTCAACATGAGCTTTTGCCGTGCTGTCGCTGGTGATTTCAGTAAGTTTTACAACGCCTTCCGCATTGTAGGCCATTGCTGTTAAATCAACAGTGCAAGTACCACTACTGATAGTGCATACCGCTCTTAAAAACACCGGCTCTGTTACACTGCCGCTTTCAGACGGATTATAGTCGTCCTTAGAAGTATATTTCCTGTATTCCTTCCAACTTTCGCCATCGTCACTCTTTTCTATAGCAAAACTGCCGCTCCAGGTCCCGTGACTGATAACCTTCCAATTTTCGCCTACGCGCACTCTTTCCGTAGTACCGTTGCTGGTTGATACAGTCTTACTTGCAATCTCTTGTTTAAGTTTGATATACGCACCCGGCTTGCTGTTAGTAAAAATGTTTTTGTTGCTCGATAAGGTAATATCACCTTGAGTTCCCGAAGGTGTCAATTCTTTATTGCCGGTATATAAAATCTTTACCCAACCATTAGCGCCTGCTTTACCACTCACACCGCCCTTTCTTGTACCGCCTGCACCACCTGCCGCACCGCCACCTTCGCCGTATGTTATGCCCTGCGTGCCAGCATTAGAATAATAACCATCCTTACCATACCTGCGACTGGCAGCACCACCTGCGCCGCCGCCTCTGCCTGTTAGTCCACACGCCGTACTGTCTGCGCCTTTAGTGCCGCTAGTAGCTGTTGTATCTTCGTAGTTGCCTGCACTATAAGCATAAGCACCGCCGCTGCCACCGCCGCCGACTGTAATCGTGTAACTTGTTTCTTTAGATAGCGTTATAGTTTTTATAATGCGTTCACCACTGCCGCCGTCGCCACCTTTGGCGGCATAATTATAAACTTGGTGTTCTCCGTGCCTTTTCCATGTAACGGCACCACCACCGCCGCCGCCTGCACCGGCTATATCAATCTGATATTCGCCGGTAACAGTCGGCTGAAATTGATAAGTGCCAGGCACTGTATAACTTATGCCGCTATAATTTTCAAGTGAGGTTGATTCGTCGAAATACATATCCGTAATTTCAAAATCAGCAAAGCGCCAGTCAGTGTCTGAATATCTTGCAAGCTGTTTCACGGGATATTTGCCGCTTGCAATAAACATAGTGTCTGCGCTTTGTACAAATCTCAAATCTTGCAGCATATCTGCCGTGTATGGTGTCATAACTTCTATGTTTATATAAAGTCCGTTCTTATGCACTCTTATATATTTTTCGCCAATCTCCAAAAGATAGTCGGTATTGTCTGCGCCGTTGAACGGTACCAGGATGCACGCTTTGTCACTATACTTTGTTCGTGCCATATACTTCATGCCCGGTCTGCGATAAATAGGGCCGTGCGGCTTGATAAGGCAGTTATAGGCCTGCAGGACCGCAAACTGATACTTATCTAAATCGACGCGGTTTGCAACTTCGGCGCTGATTTCGCCGCCGGTAAACGCAGGCTGCAATAAATAATAAGGTGTTAACCCACTAGCCATAATTACGCCCTCCCGTCAAAGTATTTGCTCGGGTAGTCTGGCAACTCTTTCTTTTCGCTTGCCGTGGTATACTTCGCTTTCTGTAATGCCGCCATTGCAAGCTGATACTGTGTCTGCTGCAAGCCGCTGTTGCCGGACAGTTGTACGCAGATATTAAACGCCAGCATATGAGTAAACGCGCTCAAAAAATCACTTGAAAACATTTCCACATCGTCAACGTCATAGGTATATTCAAGCCACGCAGCAGGGATATTGCAGCCTATACCAAGCACGTTGTCACTTGCCATATATAAGTCCCACTCTTCCTGCTGCTGTTCGCCTGCCCTTATCATTGCGCCGGTGTCAGCGTCAAATATCTTGCGCACAGCAAGGCACTTTTCGGGGTAGGCGTAAACGTGGGACCAGTACGGAGATTCGATACTAAGTTCTGTAAGCTTGCTCACGCGCTTTGCAAATCCCCAAGTGTAGCTCCTTAATAACTCTTTGCGGGTAGGCTCATAAAACAGTTTGCACTGTCTAGCCAACTCCGACTGCTCATCTATATTGCTTATACGGCCTTTGGCGATATGAGCCAGCGCCATATTACATACATCGGTAATGTTAAGCATTTTAACTATTCCTCCTTGATTATTAAAAAAGGGAAGAGCTTTCGCCCTCCCCTTAAAGTACTAAATCAGCCCGGCCAGTTCGGAACAGTTTCAGTCAAGCCAGCAGTCAGTTTGCCGCCGCTTGCGCCGGTAACAGTCAGTCTGGAAAAAGCCTTCATGCCATACGGCAGTTTTGCTGCAACCAAAATACCCTTTTTGCTGGCAGCAAGAGTATAAGTCGCCACAACAGTTTTAGTGCCGAAGCTTTCGCTGTCAGAAGTTTCCAGCGCCGCAGTGATAGTGCCGCTAGTAGCTAAGGCGGTCGGCGCAGTGATAACAAGAAATAACGGGTCGGCCGCATCACCGCCGCCAACGTTCGCAATTACATTGCTGGTCAAGGAATTGTCCATGTACATATTTTGCTGGTCAAAAATCATTGTTATTCACTCCTTCCGGTTACACGACTGCCGCTTCGGTTTCGCTCTGGCAGTCAAGTTTCTTAATCTGAATACCTGCAAGGTACAGTTTAGGCGGTGCGCCCATAAAATCTTGACGGGTAACATGAACATTGTTTTTGTTGTTCAGATAGCACTCCAGCCAAGAGTATACGCCGTCAGATACATACGCAACCGGCGCTTTCGGGTCTTGCAGACGGTTCTTTGCGAAGATGAATTTATTCATCAGTTCACGTTGCGCACTGTCAGTCAAAGAGTTAAGCTTTTGGACATCAATGTTGCACACGCGCACAATAGAACGAACATTTTGTACCGCCAAGCCACACTTCCAAGAGTACAAGGTCTGCAATGCACGGAACGGCTTGTTATTCTCATCGTATACGTCGCTTTCGCCCAAGTCCTCAGTCTTCAAGCCTGCCTGGGTGCCTTTAGGATATACACCCATTACGCGGCGGTCGCCCCAGTCTACGAAGTAGATAGAAGCATTAGTGTTAGTGCCAGGAGTACCCGCGGAAATCACCTGGTGGCCCGGAGTGCCTTTGCCGCCGTCGGTCAAAGTATTGTAGCGAACCGCAATACCATTGAAAGTGTCCGGGTCTTCATCCAAGTTGCCGTACAAGAATTGACGTGCGACGTATTGGCCCATGCCTTCTACGTGTGCATCGTCCTCTGCCATACGGAAAGCCTGCGGATTCGGTTTGCCGGAAAGCAATTCAACGTCCACGCAGGAACGGTCCTCCAAGTGCATACATACATCAATGCGCTGCTTTACAGTGCCTTTAGTCGGAGAAGTACCGCGGTTAATACGACGGATAGACGGAGAAGGCAGGCTGGCACGAATAGTAGTTTTAGTACCAATCGGCAAATCGCCTTCCATCCACCGAATATCTTCCATAATAGGATTGGATTCGTTAAGCACTTCCATAACGCGGTCAATAGCGCCTTGCGGAGTTAAATACTTTCGTAAGTCACTCATAGTTTGGGAGTAACCAATAGTAGCCATAGTTTCATCATCCTTCCTGTTTTTCAATTAAAAGTTAATAAATTATTTGTACCTGCTCCAGTCGGTTTTCGGGTACATGTTTGCTGCAATGCCTTGCGCAGCGTTTAAGCCTTGTGCGCCGTTTTGTGCAGCCAAGCCGGGGTCCTCGCCAAGCAGTTCACCAAGTTTTGCAAATGCTCTCACGATAGCTATTTGATTGCCTGCGCCAGTAACCTCTAACGCTTCACGCACGTTCAAGCCCGGATACATCGCCTCCAATTTACGGCAGGCAGTATCACAAAGGCCCTGTACTTTGCCCAAGTCTGCGCCCAACGCCGTCTTAGCCTCATCGCCCCATTTAGCGATTTCCTGCGCACGGAGCTGTTCCACGCCTTGCACTACACGGCTTGCATACTCTGTGCCGTACTTCGCAAGTGCTCTTGCCTGGTCGTTGCTAAGGTTCATGCCCTTAATGACATCTACAAAGCGTCCTTGCTCATCAGCACTAAGCTCATAGCCTTCTGGCATCTCTACTCCTGCAAAGTCATAATTCACTGTGCCGGGCTGCTGTGTGCCTTGCCCATTACTTCTATTCCCTGCAATAGTGCCGGAAGCACTTGTATTATTAGTTGCATTAGTAGTAGTCGGTTCTGTCTGCTGCTGTTGTGCCGCGGTATTGGGTTCAGCCTGTTGCTGTGCGCCTTCGCCGTTTACAACTGCATTTTCGCCGTTCTCGCCCATTAGTTATTCCCCTTGTTGTTATCCACATATTCCACTGCCAGCTCTTGCAGCTTTAGTTGGAATTCTGCATACTCCATTTCAGCCTGCTGCTTTAGCTCTATGCCTTGCAGTCCAAGTGCTAAAATGCTTTTAATAATGCCTAAGCCTACGTCGCGGCGGCCTTCGTTATAGAAAGTCTTGCTGTTGCCGGTAAAGCACATAGAGTTTACTTTGGTCACATCAAGCATACGCATCAAGAACCAGCGTCCGCTTTCACTCCCCAGCAGGTCAAGTAGGGCCTCTTTGTCCCTTCTTGCCTGCTCTCTTACCATGTACTCTGTCAGCAGTGCTTGCCTTCTATCCTCGCCGGTATTGGATTTATATTTAAACTGCTCGCTCATTATTCCCAACCTCCCGGCACGCCTAGCCAGCTTGTAATAGCTGGGTTGGAATCATTCGCCGCCGCAGTAAGATTTTTGGCCGCCTCTGCCGCAGGAGCCGCAGCCTGCGCCATTGCCAAGCCTTCCTGCATTTCCTGCTGCCGTTGCATTTCCTGCTGCTCTTGTTTGAGCATTTCTTGTACTTCTTCATCACTACGCAATGCCACTGCAGGCACGCCAAGCATTTCAAAGTATTTTGTAATAGCACCCAACGGGTTAATCTTCTTTGTAACTTCTGGCCATACTTGCGCCATTTGTCCGGTCTGTGCTATCGCCTGTTCGATATTCACAAGTCCGCTCATCTTCTGCGCCTGCGCCAGCGGTGAAATATAGTCCACTTCCACATCTTCCTCGCTCAAAAGGTCTTGCAGTTCTTCCGGTACCGGAGGGAAACCGCCACTTCTGTCGATGATGTTATATACACGTTGAAGAATCAGTGTTAAGAATTCATCCTGCAATCGCTCAACCACGGGGCCTAGCTGTTGCAGTTTTTCCTGCGTTCTCTCCATAACCTCCCTAGCAGTCATGCGGCTATTATCAAGGTTATCTAACATCAAGAACAAATCAGCACTGTATGCTCTCTTTATAGCATCCTCAACGCGAATAATTTCTTCCTGCGCGTCCTTCAAGTCAAGGTCAACCGCGAACAAAGGCTTAACCATATCTTGCGTCTGGTCATCTACGGCTGTTAGACCGCCAGGCATCAAGTTAATACCGCCGTTATTCATAAGGCTTGGGCTGCCTTGCATCGGCGGCTTTATCTTTAACTCTATTGCTGTGAGATAATCTTTTTTCAGCAGTTGCAGCATTTTACTGTCGCCTTCTGCAAACCACGCAGGACCTCTTGCGTATGCTTCATTGCCGCTGACAAGATAACGCGCTACCGGTACTGCTTCTTCTTCAAAGCCGCCAACATACAAGTATTCGTCGCTCTCTGATTTTTCCAACCAGTACACGCTTCTATACGGCATGTTCAGTCTGTCCATGTAGCCAGGCAGTTTATCGCTGTTAGGCTCTACCATCCAGCAGACTTTATACTTCTTAGTAAGATTGGTCTGATTGTCTAACAGTCCTTTCAGATTGTCGGGCAAAGCGTCTACGCCGAAGCAGTCTGCTAGCTGCTGCAAAGTCATATCGTACTTTCTTGCAAAAGTAGTTACCTTGCCGAAGCCGTCTGCTTCAAGTGCATAAGTACCGATTGTCATTGTCTGGAACCGCACGCCGTTTTCTGCGTCGTAGAATATAGCCATCGGGCACTGCCCAAAAGGCAACTCCAGATATACAGTATGGATGCTATTATAGAAGTTGCTCTTTGCAAGCACACTTGATACAATCTCTTGTCTTGTGTCAAGCACCTTCATAGCCTCAACATTCGTGTTCAGCTCCGGTCTTCTATATGCAAATCTGAACCACTGACGGCTCGGCGGTGTAAGTCCGCTCATAACGCCAGCGGCAAATACCTGCGCCGCTCTCCACGCTACGCCATGCACAATCTTCAAGTCACGTCTGCGCGCGGGATTGGTCTTGTCTGCCGTGTTGTCAAACTCTCCGACAAACGGAAGCTGATAATCTCTTATCTCTTTCCATCTGTCCTCCCAATCTCGCCTGTCCTCGTACATGCTTTTGAGCTTACGCACCAAACGCTGGCGGTCCGGCAAGTTCTTTTTCAGCGGCACCCCGTCACTAGGAAGTGTTCCCTGTGGCTTGCTCGCCGCTATCGTTTGAAAGTTCATAAGCTGTTACCTCTTAGCCTAAAGTATTACGGCCGCCTTCGCCGCCACTAGCAATAGTGCTTGTCTGCGTAGATGCAAAGCCTTTACGTTTCTTCTTGTTACTATCGCTGCCGGTCGCAACTTCGCTGCTTGTCGCAACGGTAGTCGGTGCCGGGTCCACCTTTTCAATAGTCGGTGTGTTACCGCCGCCGAATAATTTTGCAATACCACCCATTTTATACCGCCTCCATAATCGAATACTCCGTGTTGCACATTAGCTTTTTAGGCTTTCTATCATCAAGCCCTAACTGTCTTAACGGAACGTTCCTTGCAAATGTTAATACTAGGCCGTCTGCAAGGTCTGGTGAACGTCCTAGCTTTTCTTTTATCTCTTCTTTAGGCGTTAACATTAAACGCCCATTCTTAGAATACTTATAGTGAATGACTGCAAGTTCTTCTCTTAATCCCGGTTCCTCCGGCAAAGCACCGCCAGCCTCTATCCACTCTTTTAGCTTGAAGTACATCTCCGCTCTGATATTCTCGTATCGCTTATTCTCAATCGCTGCGCCTTGAAACGGTATCTCTCTTAGCGCCGTGTACCCCATCTGCCTCAATCTGTCGACTACGCCAGCACCCATGTTGCCAACGTCTATAAAGGTCATATCTGCCTTATTTTCATCCATTGCCAAAGCAATATAATCTGCCGTCTGCATCGTATTCAACTTCTTATATACTCTCGGCCGTGAATATACCATTAGCCCCTTACGCTGCCATATACATGTTCTGTCATCGCCGAAGCGTGCTATATCTGCACCCTGGATAAGCGGCATATCATAGGGAATGTCCTTTTCCGTCAACTCTCTATTGAAAGCCCTGTCTAATTCTTCCAGACTGAAAAGCTCGTTGATTGCCGATACGCTAAAGTCACACAAATACTCTTGTCTGAATTCTACCTCCGGCATATCCTCTTTCAGTTCTTCTATGCTCTTTGCGTCTATAATGCCGCTATCGTACACGTTCGACAAATACGCAAAGTAACGCTTATTCGTCTTGGCCTTCTTGTACATCTCATAGAAGTTGTTCTGCCCCTTAGGTGTACCGATGAAATAGCAATAACCTTTTCTGTCGCCATTCTCTATCGCAGGTCTGATAATCTGCGTCCACATCTCCGGCTTCATATCCGAATACTCGTCAAGGATTACGCCGTCCCAATATGTACCGCGCAATGCGTCGGGATTATTCGCACCAACGATATATATTCTCGCTCCCTGCGCTCCAGGTACTTTACTGGGGAATTCAACATACTTTTTAGTTTCATTCACCTTGATGCCCTCTATGACGCTTGTGTAATACTTCAATGGGCCCCACGCGATAATTTCCATCTGTGCGCTGAACGGACCTACTAAAGCATACTGCGGACTGATTAAGTCGCTCTGCAAAGCATCCCTTATAAGGTGATTCACCATTCCGATGGTCTTACCAAAGCGGCGGTGTGCTACGATTACTGCAAAGCGGTGTCTGCTTAATTCCTTATGCAGTACCTTCGCCCATGCAGGTCGTGGAGTATATGGTATTTGTATTATGTTTTCCATGTTTACCCCCTTGAAAAAATCGTTTTGGTAATTTTTGGTATTTACCTCCCCCGGCGGCTGCGAAATTTTTGGGCCCCACCCCCACTCAATGTCAGCGGGAAAGGCAAGAACCAAAATCAATTTTTGCGAAAACCCAGGGAAATCACCAACACCAGCGCTGCCAAACAACCAATCAGAACCCACGCCAAACAAAAATAAAAACGTGGTAGGCCTGCCGCATGAGCCACGCAGGAACGGCCGCCAACATCTGCCAGGCGAACGCCTGCCGCTAACATCATCAGCCAGGCCGTCAACATCTGGAACCGCCAGCTAATCAGCAGCAGCAGGATAATATTTTACGTCCGATAATAAGGATTATGTTAAAAGTTCTATCTATGTTTATGTTTTGGTAGCATCTTCTGAACAATCGTTTACAACTATCGCATCATCTGCCGCGCCCCAATGATACACGGCCGGCCCCTTGTTGGCGTGCGTCTGCTTGTCAAACGCGCCTATACTGTCAGCATACATCTTAGACGCTGCTAATCTATCCTTGTTGCTGGCCTTGTTATCAGTCATTATCTTGAGCCAGTAGGCTTGCAGGTCCTGCACAGCCAGGACGGCTACAGCCGCGCCCTGCTGTTTGAGCAGCGCCGCACAATCCTCTAACGTCTGCGGCGTTGTTGCTATTGCCGGTGGTCTGCCTCTTGTCGGTGTATTTGTATTAGCTAATAAACTTTTAATCTTAAACATTTCCGTCACATTCTCGTTACAATCTCTGTAACTGTATATACAATTAATATTATTAATAATGACAATCAGTAAACAATACATTAACAATACATATTGAAAAGATAATCATTATTTACCAGAAAAAGACAATAAAAAAATGATTAACAGAATCCATCTGTCAATCATCAATTAAATTATATTTATTATCTTGCTATAAATTATATACCCTAAAAAATGCTATTAAGTCAATGACACATTATTATTTTTTTGTGAACTGTCTTAACATATTATAAATGTTGCTGAATAAAGAAGAACGGCCGCCGCTGAACATCTGCCAGCGTGCGGCCGTTGCTACTCTTATAATGTTGTTTTAACCCTCTGCATCATCTGCGGGGCTGCCGTCATCTGCTGGCGGCGCGGGGAACGTCAGAACGGCGCGCCCGGCATCATCTACAAACGCCAGGCGAACGCCGCAGGCCTGCGCTATCCTGGTTAAATCCTGCGCGGTAAAGCTGCCGCGGTTATATTTGTTGCTCAATGCCTGCGGCGTGCTAAGGCCTAGCGCCTGCGCCAAATCCGCGCGGCTCAATCCTGCGAGCTGCACGGCCGCCTTGATAATTGGTGTAATCATGTTTTTAGCCTCCTTTTTTGCTTATCTACATTATATAACCATAGCCGCAAAAAATCAAATCAAAAAAGTTAAAAAATAATCAAAAAAGGTATTGACAAGCTAATCAAAGGCGTTTATAATATACTCAACAAAGCAAATAAACTAATCAAAACCGAAATTGCTACATTTAGGAGGAACTAAAAATGGCTACACAAAAAGAACAAACACAAGACGCTAAAATGATTCAGTTGGCGCTTTACCGTGAATACGGCTTCCAGCCGTGCTTGAAGGACATCGAAATTCTGGAAAGCGTCGAAAACCCGGACTTCCCCTGGCATCTTGAAAGGGCCTACGTTGAAATCAAAGGCCACTTTTACACCATCTATCAAAACGAATTTGGCGGGTTGACCGTACAAAAATATTAAAGCTGACGGCGGCCCCGTTGGGGGCCGTAAAGCTGCCAGGCAGAAGGTCCGAAGCCCTAGCCAACAGCCGAAAGGAGAGAATAAGAAAATGACTTTTGAAAAGTATAATGCGAACCCCGAAAATAAGAATATCGGTGATTGCTCAATTAGAGCTATCTGCACGGCAACCCCGTTAACCTACCAGCAGGCTAAAAAGCTGCTGGAAACAAAGGTATTTGAAAGCGGCGCTGCATGGAACACCGTGAAGAACATCACCGCCGCCCTGGCTGACCTGGGAATTGAAGTTAAAGCCGCCAGCCGCGAAACAGTCAACAGCTTTACAAAGCATTGCGATACCGGCGCCAGCTACGTTGTTTTTGTAGCAAAGCACGCCGTAGCCGTTGTTAATGGCGTTATCTATGATACATGGGACAGCAGCCGCCGTTTTGTAAAGCTGGTTGCCAAAGTCAGCCGTGAAAAATTTGACGAATTGAAAGCCAAATACAACCCGGAACCTAAAAAGGAGGAAAAGAAAATGGACTGGAAAAAGATTTTTGCCGCTTGCGAAACAATCGAGGAACTGAAAAAGGCGTTTAAAAAAGCCTGCATGACTTGCCACCCCGACAAGGGAGGCACGGCCGCCGAATTTAAGGCAATGAGCGCAGCGCACGACAAGCGCGCCGCCGAACTTGCCGAAAGTGAAAGCCGCCAGGAGTGGCAGCGCAACAAGAAAGCGGACGGCACTTATAAAACAGCCGCCGAAATCCTGGCCGAACAGGCGGAATTTGCCGAAATCCTGGCCGTGCTGATGGGCTTGAAGGGCCTTGAAATTGAAATCTGCGGCAGCTGGTTATGGATAGGCGGCGAAACGAAAGAGAACAAAGACGCCTTGAAAGGCGCCGGCTGCCGTTGGGCCAGCAAGAAAAAATTATGGTATTGGCATGCTGGCGAATGGGTGAAGAAGGTCCGCCGCGCGTTGACCATGGACGAAATCCGCGACCTGCACGGCAGCGAGTTGTTGAAATACCGCCCGGAAACGCCCTTGTTACAATAGCCGAAACGCCGCCCCGTGCGGCGTATACCGGGGACCGGCCGCCCCGGTACTGATGAGGCAGGCCAAAGGAAGGAGATAAGAATGAAAATAGCTATTATAAGCAAATTGACACCCGAGCATCCGGCGTGGAAGCACGGGAAGCGCTTAGACGTAAAAATCTTTACGCAGCTTTACCCCGGCGGCCCGCAATATTATTGCGGAAACGGCAAATATTGTGAAGATATGGAAGCGGTAAAAGCTTTTATCGCAGAAGAAGCGCCGGACAAAATCAGCGACGAAAGGACAATAGGAGGCTTGAAAAATGAAGCGTGAAGAAGCGTTAAAATTGTTGCTGAAGATTGAAGAATTCCGGCAGCAACCGGCAATGCATAAGGCGGAACATGATTTTACGTGTCGCATTATCGCCGCTATGGTTGCGGAAGCAGGCGGCTTTAAAAGCCGGAACGAATGGACCGCAGAAATCAAGGAGGCTTTAAAGTGAAGCGAAAAGAGCGCAAACATCAATATTTAAAGCTTGCCAAATCTTTACGCAGTTTGTCACACGCTAAAGGCGGCGTTAAAAAATTAACATACGCCCAGCAGTGCGCGTATTGGGACAGCGTGAGCTTGCTATATTTGTTCAATCTTTTGTAAAGGACCCACTACACCGGCAGGAATGCCGCTGCCGGTGTAGAATATTAAAGGCAGAAGCGATTTTTTAGGAGGAATTAACCATGTTGAAAGAAGTTAAAAACAACGTTTATAACGCCCTTTTTGTAGCCGCCGATGAAGAAGGCCAGCGCTACGCCGCTTTTGAATCCGACTGGAACGGCGAATATTGGGAAGCGACCGCCTGCACGGAAAGCGGCGAGCTTATCAAAGGCGAAACCACTAAGCTTTACCCCGTTCACGTTTACCACGCTGGAACCGACGAATACGAAGAAGTGGGCTACGATGAAGAAGCGCCCCGCGTTCTGCTGCCTGGCTGGCGCGACTACCAGAAGTGCGGCTATAACGAAAGCTATTCCCTGGCCCCCGTCGCTTACAGTGAAGCGAGTGACCGCGTTTACATGATGCTGCCGGAAGGCGCTAGCGTTTACGCTGATGACGCAGGCTGCCCGGTGATTGATTTTGACGGCTTTAAACAAGCCGACGTAATTAACCAATATGACGGCAGCAGCTGCCGCCCGTATATCATCGGCAATGACCGCCGCCGCGCATATCTGGAAGTTGTCGAACTATAACCCCGAATCACCCGCCCGGCGCAAGCCGGGCTATTATCGAAAGGAAGCGAAAACATGAAAAATTTTGTCGGCTTGAAAGCCGAAATCAAAAAGCAGAAAGCTATCCGCGCCCGGCTTGACAATGAGCGCGGCCGCCAAACTGTTAATTGGAAAGCCGCAACTTTTCGCCTGGCGTTGCTGAACCATTGGAAGCGTCAAGGCGTAGGGCTGCCGGACAACTACAGACAGCTTTGGAACCCGCCCACTAATTGGACCGCGCGCACGTTGAAAGAACGCACGCCGCTGCACGTTTGGGAAGTTGACGCATTGCGCGCGGGATTGGTTGCAGAAGCGTGCAAAAAATTTAAAAACGCAACGTCCCCGCTTATTCGTTGGATGATAAGAGATGAGCTGGCGGCAAAAGTTACCGAATTGTACCGCCGCCCGGTATTTTAAGGAGGAAGAATAATGGAAACTAAAACCTTTTACGCACTGAAAAGAAATGCTATCTGGCTGCCGCGCCGCAACCACGGCAAGGACTACAAAACCTACACCCCGTTAATCAGCCTGGAAGCGCAGGATGATTGTGAGCCCGTCGAGCTACAGCGCAGCGAAAGCCTGGAAGAACTCAAAACTGTTTTGAACAGCGACGCTTGCCGCCCCTACATCGACAACAAGAGCGGCAGCGATACTCTCTATGTAGAATACTACGTAGAGGAAGCGGAATACACCCGTGACGATGAAAGCGAGGACTGGGAGTTTTCCGCCGGTTCGATGTACTATGAGCGTGAAGCGGATAACACGCCGATGAGCGACAGGAAGAAGGCTAGTTTATGAAAGAGAAAAAAATGTGTAAATTAAAAATCGTGGGACTGGCGGAAAGAGAACGCCGCTTGTTTAAAATGTACCTTTATGAAATCGGGTACACGCTAGAAGATGTTGGGACTATTGAGGCCGTGCGGGAAGTGGAAGTTAAAAAGCTCAAAAAGTTTGTTGAACTTCTGAACGGCAACATCGAAATTTTAGACACATGGGAAGTTGCCAACTATTTCTAAAACACAAGCCCCAGGGCAAACGCCCTGGGGCTTTTCTATATCCTGCAAACGTGAGCAGGCTATATATTTTTGAAGTCGAAATGTTTTACAGGTATAATCACTAGGGCTGCCATGATTGGAATGCGTGGCGGCCCTTTTCCGTGCGTGCAGCGCATACTTTAGGGAAGCAAAAAGCCCGGCAGCGCCGGGCTTTTCTTTTGGTGCGATTTTGTAAAGAAAATCAACAATATTTCAATCCGTGCCAGCTTTACGCCTTTAGAGCTGAACCGACAAGCACAATACTCAAAAGGCGCTTGCGCTTATCGACAAGGCTATTATACCACGGTACCAAACCAATAGCAAGCGTTTTCTTAACGCGTGGAAGCGACAGCACCGCGCGCCTGCCTTTACTTTTCTTGCTTCTGTTCTGCCCTGGCCTTTTGGAAGCTGTTGGCGTTTATGTCAATCCGTAATAGTCCTTCTTGAATCGCCAGCATGAGTAGGCCGTCAATGAATGAGCGGCGTCGAAGCGCGTACACCTGCGGGCTAATCTCATCCATAACGGAGATTTTGCAGACCGTCCAATGGTATACATACCGGTGCTGAATCGCCTTATAAGACTTGTCACCAAACCGCTGCCGAAACAGAAGAAGCGAACGCTCCATAACATCCAGCCATTTTTCCGGCTGGTAAACCAAAAACGCCTGCCCAAGATAAATACACCGGACCGCAGCAAGCGGCGTAACAGCTTGAATCGCAAGGCGTGCCGTAGAATCGCCGCCGGTCCTCATATCAAATTCCAAGCGTTCCGCCCTCTGCTGCATCCTGGCGGAAACAACCGCTTTACCAATCGCATTTTTGGCAAAGAACAAACTCTCTGCGTGGTCTGCTGCTTCTGCGTAATCCATTTTCTTTACCAGTCCACATCATCGAGCGGGTCTTTCCGTTCCTCTTTCGGAGGATACGGCGCTGTGTTTTCCGCAATCCGGACACATTCCAAATGCTCCATCAGCAAGTAGCTTGCTTTAGAATTTTTGCCGTTCCTATCCACGTATAAATCAGTCTGAAAGCGGCCGCCCACAATAACTTGCGAGCCTTTTGTAACAAAATTGCTGATATATTTAATCAGTCCAGGCACAAAGCAGCGGCAAGAAATGTAATCGTAAACGCGCTTATTATCTTTATCCCGATATTGGCGCGCACACTGTATTTCCAAAGTGCACACCTCTTTGCCGTTCTTCATAACTTTTGCATCCGGTTCAAATTTCACCCAGCCAAGTATCAAACAATTATTCAACATTATAAATTTTCACCTCAACTTTTGGCGTATCACTATATTTTTTAGAAACTGTAAGTTTAACAATCTGTTTATCATCCTTATAGACAATGCCAGATATAGAATCAAGAATAATTTTTGCGACGTTGTCAACATCGGGTTTTTTAATCGGCAGCTGCAAGCCGTTTAAAGCCTGCTCCTTGAATTTTTTCGACTTGCTGGCAGGAATACCCACGTCAGCTATTATCTCTACTCGCAACGGCAATTCCGTGAGCGTCAGCCCTATATTTTGCATCGCTTCACTAGCTAACAGTTTGACGTAGGCTTTATAGTTACGGCTTTTCTCCGGGTCGTATGCTTTTGCAAATCCGCCATGAGTAGAAAAGCGAGGCCGTCCCTGCGCCGTCGGTTCGCCTGGAATCGTAAATGTTAATTTCATTTTTCTACCTCCTTCACAGCTTTACTTGCTTTTAAAATTTTCTCAATTAGCTTATCCACGGCCTTGTCCGCAAGTTCGCCGGTAGCTTCAATGTTTGCTGGTGTTATACGCCCTGCCACATACATCGCAATCATTTCATCTTTAGTTGGAACAGCCATTGCAAGCACATCAACAATTAAGGCCACGCAGGTTAGTTTCTTCGTGAAATTTAAAAATGCTTTACCAAAGCCATTGTAGTCACTGCCGCAATCAGCGCGGCTTGAAACAATCCCTGTTATGCTTATGCCAGCACCCATGGTTAGTAAAACCCCTGCTACAATGCAGAAGTGATGTATCATGTCCATTCTTCCTGCCCAGTAAATCAACCACGGCGAAACAATCGGTTCGTTCATTTACTTACACCCCTCAATCTTTCTGCCGCACCAACAGCAGTGTGACTGTCCAAAATTCTCGAACGTACCGCCGCACTTTTTGCAGCGATAAATCGGTAACACCCCTTCATAGCGTCCTGTATACGTCGCTACCGTTGTACGGTCAAGCTCATGCTTTAAAGCTGTTAACGTAACCTTTTGTTTTTTCATACCAGCGATAATAAGTTTTATAGCCTTAGGCTTAAAGCAGCCAAGTTGAAGACTGTACTTAGCCATTGAGATTTCTCTTTTGACATCTAAAATTTGTTCGCGCAACATCTTTTCACGTTGCGGCAGGCTATCCCACCATTGTTTACGTTCTGGAGTCATTACTCTTCCTCCTTTTCAATTTCTGCACGAATAACAGCCATAGCCTTATGCAGATAATTAACATCGCCGCTAAGCCGCCATTCTTCCAGCTCTGCATTAACAGCCTTAATCAGTTTTTCTTGATGTTCCATGTTCTTCAACCTCCTTTAGTTCTTCTTTCTCTCCCTCGCTCCGCACTTCTGCGGCGTATTCTCACACCGCTTGCAAGGTCTGTCGCACTCACAACAGCAGATGTGCAGCAGAGTGCTTATCGTGCAGTCCGGTGTAACAGCCCTGCAATAGTATTTAGGCTTTAAGCGTGCTTCTAGTGCGCTAGCAGTTTCATCCTGCTGCGTAATGGTTTCCGGCGGTTTCGGTGCACCCGTCAGCCCCTTTACCTTTGCTTTACATCTCAGCAGGCCACAAGATTTTTCCTTGCCTTTCTTAAACTCCCAGATGGTCACTTTTTTTGTTTTGCCACAATCGCAACGCACCAAGAAGTAAGCTGAACCCCTATCCTGGTAGCCTAAATACTTCTCAACAGTCAGCGTGCCAAATTTCACGCCAACCCATGCCGTCCAATTATTCACGCCAGCACCTCCAAAGTAAGCGTATCGCCACATTTCAGCAGCTTACTTTTACAAGGCTCATTATGCTTGCGGCTGTACGTAAAGTCGTTCATGTAGCATTGCAGGATACGGAATTGATTGTCAATAGCGTTATCATTCAAGCCAATCTGCCGGCCGTACTCAAACACTGCTTTATCCTGCGGCATATACGGCATAATGAGCCGGTGTTCCGTCAACTTTGCCGCCGTCCATTTCAGCAGCATACTGTTCAGCCTATCAGCAAGCGGCTTGCCGTCGCTCAGCTTCTCCATGTTGCAGCGGTTTATATTCTCCTGCACATGAGCTTCTTCTGCCTGCTTCAAAGCAGCCTGCATCAGCGCCGGGCTGATTATATTCACGTTAAGGCCGTTCGCACCGGTCAAGGTAAGCGCTATCTGCTCTGCCTTCTCCCACCGGTCAAGGCCTATATTTTGCTGATTAAAAATTCCTGCCCAAAGGTTTACCGTTTCGGACAAGATTCTTTTCGCTTCTTCCAGGCGGTCAAAGCCGGGCCGTATATCCTGCGGCATCCGCTTGCCTGCCTGTTGCAGTTTAACAATCGTTTGGGCTATTCTCTGCTGTTGCAGCATCGCCCTCACCTCCTACATCTCCGTAAAGTTCGTTTACCAGGTCCATGCCAGAATATCCGGCACCTGCATTCTGCTTCTTGCTGTTGCCGCTGGCATAGTTTCTTGCTACGGTCTGCACATACGCAAAGTTTCTTGCGCCGTGCTCAACCGCCGCTAATATTCCCTGTTCAACGGCAGCCTCACCAACCTCACCTAACAAGGCCTGCAGTTTTTCTCCGACGATTGGAGTAAGCGGCATCATGTTTTTCTCCCATAAGGCAAAAATTTCAGTATGCGTTTTTTCATCGTCATTTCTTTTAGGATGATGATAATCATCCTTTTCTTTATCTCTATACTCTATACTCTTATCTCTAATCTCTGTCGGACATTTTGTCCCTTTTTCTGGGGACATTTTGTCCCCAGTTTTCGGGACATTTTGTCCCTTTTTATTTTGACGTTGCGTCTTTTTCTTCGTCGCTGATTCTGACGCACTACCGCTGCCGGTCATATTAGCAACCTCCGGCAAGTAGTTTTCGCCTTTATCGTTCTTCTCAATAAGGCCAATTTGTTCAAACAAAGCAAGCGCACTTTCGACAACTTCAATATCAAATTGCGTCTGTTTAGCGATTGATTCAGCCGTATGCTGAATGGTCATTTTGCCGACCTGCCGAACAAGCGCGCCGTCAGTTTTCAGCGACTTTAAGCACAGTTTAAGGTATAAGAGTACGTATTTTTCGCCGTTTTCCTGGTCCTCTAACCACTCAACAACATCACTTTCAAAGAAGTTTTCGTTGAGTTTTAACCAATAATACCTGCCAGCCATGTTTTACTCCTCGAAGTATGTCGGCACTTCGTACACCATTTTATTGTTCTTGCGGTATACCTTGATTCTTCCGTCCTTCTTGCAGAACTTCAAAAATCTGTACCAACGTTTCGGGTTACTTCTTCTATAAGAGTAAATAGAAATAAGATGAAGCCCAGCCGCTCTCTTGATAAGCTCAAAGAATAAGTCGAAAGCATCTGGCTTTGCTTCTTCTAAATCGTCCGCAAATTTGTTGCTGAAGCCAAAGTGTCCCTCACCGACAAGAACTATTGCTTTACTTTTTTCGCACGGTGTCGCTTTTACATTCAACATTTTGTCCCGCTCCTTTCAAATTTTTCGGGGACATTTTGTCCCAAAGTTAGGGGACATTTTGTCCCCGCTTTTCGGGACATTTTGTCCCCAATGTTTTTTGTTATTTCATACTTGCTTCAATTTCTTCTGCCGTGAAGATTTCGCCGGTTACAGTATCAACCTTGCCACCCTCTGTAAGCTCCTGCGCTTGCTCTGTAGCGTTCTCTGCGTCAACGTCGATGTATTCAGCCTCACCGGTTTCTTCGTTGAGCACAGCGGCTTTTCCGTCGCTCTCTAATGCTTCTTGCATCTCGATTGACATAGGCGCATAAGTTTTCATGATAGACAGCAACACAGTTTTGCAGGCCATAGCGTCAAAATCAGACTGCCACGGGCCACTGTTGAAAGCCTTGCTAAAGCGTTTAGCGTGGCTGATAACTTCTTCTTTAGTCCAGTATGCGGTCTTGCTAAAGCCGTTAATGGTTTCAAATCTTGCGAAGTAGCCTACGATGTTTTCGGAAGTTTTTTCGCCCGGCGTGTATGCCTCGGTGAATCTGTTCCAATCTCTGATTTCGCCTTCGTACACCGGCGTCATAATGATATGTTTCATCTTGCCCGTGCGCATTGCAAGCTCAATCACGCCCTTGTAACCAATCTGGAATTGAGCGCTGCCTTTATACGGAACAATCCATGCTTTACCCAAAGACGGGTTAATAGGCAGGTCCAGGCTTGCAGCAGTCGCAGCCGCCGCCAGAATAGTTTTCGGGTTCGCCGTGGCCAGCAATTTATTATTGTTAGTCAGTGTCAGCAAAGAGGAAAGAAAGCCTGCGCTTTTCTTGCCTAACATCTTCTCAAAACGTTGTTGTACGCTTTGAGAACCAATCATCACACCTAATGCAGAAGGTGCTTTGCTAGCGGCCGCAGGTGCTGCCGCTCTTTTTGTAATACCTTTTACTGTTGCCATTATTCTTTATCTCCTTTAAACGCTTTTTCAATTCTTTGAAACTTATCTTCTAATGCCCGTACTCTTTCTTGCAGAGAGTTTATATACTCCATTACATCGGGAGCACTGCCAGAAGAATAATATGCTCTATTTTGCCCGCTGTCCGTCACCACCAGCAAATCCGGGAGCGGCTGCAAATCAAATTTTTTCTTTGAGTTCGTAAACTTTTCCAAGTAACTCTGCTGGAGTGCTGTTGTGTCAGGGTTATAAGAAAGTAATCTTTTATCAATGCCTAACGCTTCAGCAACCGCGTTGCGATTAACCTTTCTGATTGATTTTATGACGCCGCTTTCCCAAAAGCCTATCGTTGCTGCCGCTACACCAACTGCCTTAGCGAGGTCTGATTGTGTCATGTCTGTGCATTTGCGGGCACGCTTAATGATTTCTCTTACAAGCGCCCACTTTTCCTCTTCCTTCATTCTTCTTTTAATCTCCTTAATTTCAAACAATCCTTTTCGCTGTCATACAGAATTTCTTCCAGCGACAAGTCTAATGCTTGTGCCAATTTTACACGTGTACGCAATGCAATATTTTTAACTACGCCGCATTCGTATGCGCTAATGGTCGGCTTTTCCACGCCAACCATTAGCGCAACTTCACCTTGCAGCAGGCTTAATTCCTTCCGCTTATGGAACAAGGTTACGCCTAATCTCTCCTGCTCTGTAAGGCTCATTTTAACGTGAACCTCATACTAGGCTTGCCAACCTTGGCATACTTTTCGTACACGTCCGGCAGGTCTTTTTTCAGTGCCTTTTTGTCCAGCGTTACTCTTCCGGCAATCTGTATATAGGTAATTTTTCTATCCATAAACACGCCGCTTTCGCTGCCGTTCAGCATGAGCTTCAAGGCGTTTTGTGCCTGCGCTAACTGTTCTTCCAGTACCTTTTTCGTTGCCGTCAGTCCGTCAATACACTTAATGTATTGCTCTGCTGCGCTAGGCAGCGCGATACTGTCAACCGCTAACTTATCCTTATTCATTTTGTCAATGGTTGCGGCAGTGCTTTCGCTGCCGTCAACCTCCGGCGGGATATTGCTCTGGAGGTTATTCCAGAATATAATCGCTTGCGCTCTCATATCCGAAATAAACTCATCGTTGCGCGGAATTTCTTTCCATACAAAATGATTGCCGCCGATTAAGCAGGCAATATACCACTTCTCGCAACCGGTAATCATCATGTACCATTGACACTGGCAATAGTAGCTGTCTGGCAGCTCGTCACCGTCCCAATCTTTCGACTTAAAGCCGTTCGCGGTCTTACATTCAAGGCCTGCGCTTTCACCCACCACTAATCTGTCGACGTTCGCAAGCATGAAATCATAGCTTTCATCTTGCAACGTGCCGCACTTGCGTACCTTTTTACCGGTCAGCTCACAGAATCTGTCAGCTACAACCTGCTCAAGCACCGTACCCCAATATACAAATTCGTTGTTAGAGAGGTCTTCCGGTTCAACATCGCCATGCTTTTCAGCGTAGAGTGCGTAAGCGCTCTTCCAGGGATTTAGTCCCATGATGCAGGCAATATCACTGCCGCCGATACCACTATTGCGGACGCGTTCCCACGCCACGCGGTCAGCGGCTTGCTCAACTGTCATAATCAGTTTACCCTTCATCAAGCCTCATCCTCCATTTCTTCTAACATGTGCTTTGTAGAGAGTGCTGCATAACGAGCAGCGTCTTTATCGCATAATGTCATTGCGACGCGATAAATCACATCTTTACTGAGTTGCGGCGCATCGTATTTTTTCTCAGCAATTTCCGCAAGCGCCAGCAAATGGCTCATAGTAGCAGCTACGAGAATTTCAAAATCTTCGGGGTTCTTTTTGATGATAGTCACACTCATACCGACGAGCACTTTTATAAACTTCTCGCTGATTTTCTCAAAAGTGCCTCTGACACCTACAATGCTTTTGCTATCGTCAGCGGCAAGCACTACGCCACCCTTGCAGAGAAAATTTTCAACCGCCCATTGGAAAATTTCTTTGTTGTTCATAAAATCAATCTCCTTTCAAAAAAATAAAATTAAATTTCTTTATATAACGGAATAACAATTTGTTGTCCCGCTTGTAACTCTTTACCTATGAGATTGTTATGCTTGCGAATATCAAACATCAGCTCGCGACAATCTCTGTACTTGTCCTGCTCTTTCATGTGAGCATTTGCAATATCCCACACTGTCTCCCCTTCGCTTACATAGTAAGCAACCAGGGTTCTGCTATAACTAGGGAACAAAAAACCATGTGCTCTAACGGCCAGCTTTGCGGCGCTGCCACCAGTCAGAAAGACAAGACCGGCAAGAAGCATAGCAGTGATGACAAACGCTTTCACTAAGCCTTTAGTAGTCTTACTCATTTGCCCCATCCTTTCATAACAATCTTGCGCCAGCACTCGCCGCCGCTGCACACGGTAACAAGCAGGCCGCTTTCCTTATCTACTACTTTAGAGAAGTTCATGTGCGACAAGTCTTTACCGCACACAGCGCATTTTCTCTTTTTCCTAGTCATTCGTACCTCCAAACTTCTGCCTCTAAGTCAAGAGGCGTAATCCCCATGTACTCAGCAAACTTTGCGGGGCTGATATGATAAGCCCAACTCTTTTTACTGCTGGCGTGAATTGCCACGCCGAACGGTAACGCGCCACTACGCAGGCCCATACGCACAAACATTTCGCTTTTCTGCATAAGCCGCGCGGCTGTTTTAATAGGAACGTTTCCAAGCATCTTACTGCCTCCTTTGCTTTAGAAAACGCATTGCCGTTTCGTAGCGTTTTTCAGCTCTTTCAATAGCTTCTGCGCGTTCTTTCTTTTTAGCTTTTTCTTCCAGCGTGTCACACCGGATTGCGCCCATGATTCTTTTCAAATCTTTGTCGGTACTACTATTCAAAGCACACCTCCTGCCCGCGCCGACGCTAGGCGCGGGGCTTGTTTCTATTTCAGCCCTACTGGCCGACTACCTGTTGCTGCTGTTCACACAGTCTTACGGCAGCTTGCAAGCCCTGCATATATGCGGCCGCAACCATAAGGCCGTCCGCTTTAAGTTTGGACATGTCAACCGCCGTGCGCTTTACGCGCTTTTCAGTGAATACTTCTTGCTTTACTTCCATTATTCTCGCCCCTTTCCATCTCTCCCGTGCTATAATAGGTATTACAGAACGGAGGTGATATTATGTTTATTGAAATGCCTAAAAAATGTCCAATTACCGGAGGTATGGCTACCGGTATTAAAATTGATTGTCCAGGCTGCGCTTTTTATATTGACCAGGAAAAGCAGTGCCGGATAATCTCTACAGATAACAACATCAAGCTTCTGCTTGCTCTTCTTCAAAAACAACAGCAACGTTAGAATTACATTCGATTACGTAGCTACAGAAGTCAAGCATCTGCTTTGCTGCTACCTGATTCTGACCGTTGAGCAAACCAAGAATTTGTTTAGCAGTCTTTTTTTCTTCTGCTGTCAGCTTTTGGCTTTCGCTCAGCTCATTAAAGCTATACATCCTCTTTCCCTCCTTCCGATGTTTTTGAAAATCGTTTTTTTCTTTTTAAAAAACATCCTGTGTTATTATTCTACATCCTAGCGCTGTGTTTGTCAATCTATTTTTTGTTTTTTAAAAACATTATTTTTCTTGATTTTCCTACCTATATGTAGTAAAATAATCGTGCAATGTTTGGTGGAAACACTAGAAAGGAGTGAGCAACAATGAAAGAGCGTTTAAAGCTATTGCGCAAAGCTTTAAAACTAAATCAACAGGAGTTTGCGGATAAAATTCAGGTCAATCGTTCTACCGTTGCTGGTTATGAACGCGGCTCAACGAATTTATCAGAGCGAACAATCACAGACATCTGCCGTGTATTTTACGTTAATGAAGATTGGCTACGTACTGGCGAAGGTGAAATGTTCCGTGCCAGGAATACAACCAACGAAGAATTAGCACTGCAAGTTGGCAAACTGCTAAAGACAGATGATGAGTTTACCAAGAATCTATTTTTGGAATATCTCAAACTGCCGCCCGAAATGAAAACTTTATTTGAAGATTTCGTTCACAATCTGGCGAAAAGCAAATAACCGGCAAATAAAAAAATCCCCCGTACCATCCGCGGTACGGGGGATTTTGCTATACCTTTTAAATTAGTGCAGCAAATAAAAAATCAATCTTCGTCTACAAGTCCAAGGATAAAGCTGTATATGACAGCCAGCGTTTCTTCATCTTTCACTTCCTGCAATATACCGATTATCCTACTCAATAAAACCTGCATTATGCCCTCCATTCAAATTAAAGCAGGCCTACAACACTAAGAACCTATTTATATTCTACCACTAAACTCGCTCATTATAAAGAGTTTTAGGAAAAGTAATTATTTGAATTGCAGTTTACATTTAAATGTGCTATTATTAAATCAAATAAAGACAGAAAGTGAGGTGGTTAACATGGTTGACAGTGACACTATAAGCCTACAGATTAAGAACCTCTATCAAACAATTTTCGCTGTGCCATTGGCGCAAGGCGTGACATGGGCAGTCTAAAAAGCTGCCCATTATTTTTTTTATTACAAAGGAGAGTGCTTGTAATGAGATTTAATCCAATAGAGTTTTTCTATGAGTTGCTTAACGGAAATCCTTATCTTATTGGTGTGCTAATCTTTACCGTGTGTATATCTCTTATTCCTAATTCGTTATGCGAAACTATATTAGAACTGCCCCAAAAAATAAAAAAGATGTTTGCAAAGAAGCCTGTTGATGCACCAATTCAACAGGTCAACCAAAATTACGACTTCGTTCCGTCTGACGATAATTATTTTACTTTCAAAGGCAGAATAGGAAGAAAAGTTTTTATTAAAAGAACCGCTTTTGCATATTTAGGAATTATTCTGGTAGCGTTATTCTTTGCATGGTTGACAGATTCAACAAGTAAAATAGAAAAAAATCCTCTATATATCGCATTAATACTTGCCTTTATGGTTCCGTTTACCCTCTTCTTATACGCCAATATGAACAGACGCTTTCATGATATTGGCAAAAGCTCAAACTGGACATTGGCAATGTTCCTTGCAAGTAATACTGTTGCGCCGATTTATTTTCTTGCACTGCTTTATTTATTTTGCAAAAAAGGTAATCCCGACGCAAACGAATATGGCCCAAATCCATTGCAGCAATAAGCAACGATATTTTCAAACAAAAACAACAATAGCCCACGCCGTACACGTGAGCTATTGTTGCTGTTGTTTTTGCCGAACCGTAAACACAATTTTGAAAGGAGGTTGTTTAGCATAAAGAATCTGAACACATGAAAACCTAGAAAAAAGGAGAGCTAAGGAAAATCAAGATTGCATCTTCATTTCAACACCCCGAAAAAATGAAGGTACTATAGTGCTTGTATCAGTGTTCGCGGAAACTGCGCCGTCTACTGCGCCTACACCGGACCGCACAGCCGCCCCGAACACCTACTTATATTATATCATGATAATATGTTTAATTTGTGAATAATAACTTCATATAAACGCTTGAAAGAATTAATACACAGTTTATCCACAACTGTTGCAAAAAATGCAACAACTGAAAAAGGAAGGAGCAACTAAACATGAAATTACCTAACGGCTATGGCTCTGTTACGAAGCTGACCGGGAACCGGCGGCGGCCGTATATGGTCCGCATTACAACGGGCTTTACCGATGAAGGTCGCCAGCTTATGAAAATACTAGGCTACTATGCAAAGCGCACGGAAGCCCTTAATGCCCTGGCTGAATACAATCAATCACCCTATGATGTTGAAAGCGTAGGCTTGACGTTTGCCCAGGTACACGAGAGATGGGAAGCCGCAACCTACGTTGACGGCAAAGAGCAATCTAACCAATATAAGGCAGCATATAAGCGCTGCGCGCCACTATGGGATATACCGTTCAAAGATATTAAGACTGCGCAATTTCAGCAAGTCATAAATGACTGCGACAAAGGCTACGCTACCAAGAAGGCAATCCGAATCGTATGTAATCTGATGGCCAAATATGCGCTTGCTAATGATATTATAGTAAAAAATTATGTTGAGCTTACTAGCCTACCGCCCCAGGTTGAAAGCAGAATACACAATCCGCTTACTAAAAAGGAGCTTGCTATATTATGGGAAAACAGCAAGGATATAAAAGTGCAAGCCGTGCTTATCCTCTGTTATACCGGCATGCGCCCCACCGAGCTAGTGAAGGTTGAGAAGGCGAACGTCGACTTTGAAAATAAATTCTTCGTTGGCGGCATGAAAACTGCGGCAGGCCGCGGCAGAAGAATTCCTATTGCTGATAAAATATTCGACTTCTTCAAGGATGCTTGTGAACGCAGCACCGGCGAATATATCTTTTCTGATGAACGGGGCAAGAATATATCCTATGACGCATACCGCAGCAGATATTGGGAACCGGTAATGAATATGTTTAAGATGGACCACTTGCCCGGTGACGGCCGCCACACTTGCGCAAGCCTGCTTGATGATAAAGACGTAAATGTAAAAATCAAGAAGCTAATTCTGGGGCACGCCAGCTCCGATGTAACGGAAAGGGTTTACACTCATAAGACGTTGGAACAACTATTAGAGGCTATAAATTTAATATAGTTTGTTACATACGTGTTACATATGTGTTACATACCTGTTACATACGTAGCTTATTTTCTATGAGCTGTGGACACTTTTTGAAAATAACGGAAGCAAAGAAAAAGCCAGCAACCTGCATGGTTACGGGCTTTTCTTGCGATTTGTGATTGATTGAGATAGCCTTCTCTATTAACGTTTGG